AAAGGTCTTATGTTCCAATTGGAAAGAGACGCAAACAGAATCGCTCAAAGAACAAGAAGAGGTAAAGGGAACATGATAATTTGTTCTGCTGATGTCGCTTCTGCTCTACAAATGGCTGGTGTTTTAGATTACACACCTGCATTAAACAACAATTTGAATGTTGATGACACAGGCAATACTTTTGCTGGTGTTCTTAACGGCAGATTTAAAGTATACATTGACCCGTATAGTGCAAACAGCTCAGCAACACAATACTATGTTGTTGGTTACAAAGGTACTTCACCTTATGACGCTGGTATGTTCTATTGTCCATATGTTCCACTACAAATGGTGAGAGCAGTTGGTCAAGATACTTTCCAACCAAAAATTGGTTTCAAGACTAGATATGGTCTTGTTGCTAACCCATTTGCTGAAACAGGTGCCATTTCTGGTGCTCATACTCCAGTAAATGACGCTGGTTCTGCTAACTCAAACAGATACTACCAAAGAGTTAAAGTAACTAACTTAATGTAATATTTGTTGAGTTTTCAACGAAACTAGAAAAGGGGGCTTCGGCCCCCTTTTTTTTGGCCTTCCTCCAGGATGGATAAATATATACATGACAACGACAAACGCATATTCAAGACAACCAACAAAGTTAGACTACGCCTCACCTACGCAGTTTAAATTTCAGATAATGAAACTGCCTAAAGTAGAATATTTTACAACTGCTTGTAATATACCAGGTATTAGTCTTAATGCTACGGTCCAACCAACTCCGTTGGCGGACATACCACTTCCAGGTGATACTATCTCTTTTGGTGATTTAGAAATTACATTTTTAGTAGATGAAAATTTAGAAAACTATCGTGAGATACATGGTTGGATGTATGGTATAGGATTTCCTAAAGCAAGAACACAATTCGCCGACCTTGTACAGGCAAACAAAGATAGATTTCCTACTACTGGTAAAGATAGTAAAGTTACAGACGCAGGTAAAGTAAAGTATGGTGCAGAACCATTAGGACCTATCTTTTCAGACGCAACTTTGAATGTTTTGACTAGTAAAAATAATGCAAATATTGAAGTAAGATTTAACAATGTTTTTCCAATATCATTGTCAAGTCTTAATTTTGACCAACAAGCAAACGATATTGATTACTTAACGGCAACGGTAAGTTTTAAATACAAACTATATGAATTTGCTTTGAAAGGTGCGAGTAATACTACAAATACCGTTACCTAAAGCTTTACAATTTTATATAATTATGATAGGATATCTTTATTATGGATTTAGAAAAATTACAAGAACAAGCTGACAAAGACTTAAAAATTAATGATACTGAATTAGATTTAGAGTCATTAAAAACACCTCAATTACACAACAAATATATGAAACACTTAACAAAGTTTAAGTTAATGTTAAGTCGTGCTGAAGGAGATTTATATAACACTAAAAGGAATTTATGGGAGTATTATACTGGCAAGGCAGACGCCTCTGTTTATGCACAAAAGCCATTTAATATAAAATTATTAAGACAAGATGTGGACCAATATATACAATCAGACGAAGAGTATATAAAGGCAAAACAAAAAGTAGATTACTTACAAGCCACCGTAGATTTTTTAGATAGAACAATTAGGCAAATCACTAATAGAACTTTCACAATAAAAAATGCTATTGATTGGCGTAAGTTTACTAGTGGTGCTATCTAGTGAAACACGATAAATTATTTTCAACAAATGTATATCTAATTGATGATGTTATAGACAAGAATAGTTTGTCTGTAATCAAAAAAGATATAATATCTACATATAATCAATTAACACAAAATTGGCAAAGTAAGGCAAACTTACATAAAAATAGTTTATATAATAATCTTACAAAAACAATAGTACAATATACCAAAAATGTTTTTGATAGTTTAAATTATGAGTATCAAGGTTTTAATATTACTGATATGTGGTCAAATGTTTTAAAACCAGGTGAAACTCATAGACCTCATACACACTCTAACAATATTTTAAGTGGTGTTTTTTATGTAGAGGCCGAAAAAACATCAGGAATTATGTTTACTGACCCTAGACCACAAGCAGGTGTTATACAACCAGATGTAACAAAACAATTTGTAGATAATGCTGGTGTAATAAAGTATGATTCAACAACAAATAGAATGATATTATTTCCGTCATGGTTACAACACTATGTACCTATTAATGAAACAAAATCAAATAGAATTAGTATTGCCTTTAATGTAATGTTAAAAGGTAAAGTAGGTTCTTCCGAAGAGTATCAATCAGCAGAGTTTTAAATGACAAATACAAGATACTTAATCATAGATAAAAAAGATGATGTCTATTTAAAAATAGAGGCAGACGAGGATATAAGAAGAGAGTTAGGTCAATTCTTTACTTTTGAGGTACCTGGTTTTAAGTTTATGCCTCAATTTAGAAATCGTGTATGGGACGGAAAAATAAGATTGTTTTCATATCAAACTGGTCAAATTTATGTTGGTCTATATCCTTATGTTTTAAAGTGGTGTGAGGACAATGGTGTTCATGTTGTTGATGGTACTAAAATACAGGATACAAAGGTTGATGACGATAAGGTTGACGCATTTATAAAGGCATTAAAAATACCTTTGGAAGTTAGAGATTATCAAAAAGAAGCTTTTGTTTATGCAACTAAAAAGAATAGATGTTTGTTACTTTCGCCAACTGCTAGTGGTAAATCACTTATCACATATCTTTTGGTTAGATTTAATATATTAAGATTAAAAGAACAAAAGAAAAAGATACTAATAATAGTACCAACTACATCATTGGTCGAACAATTGTTTAAAGACTTTAAAGATTATGGCTGGTCACCTGAAAAAAATGTACATAGAATATATCAAGGCCATGGTAAAGAAACAAATAAACCTGTGATTATATCTACATGGCAATCTATCTACAATTTACCAAAAAAATGGTTTAAAGATGTAGGTATGATAATAGGTGATGAAGCACACTTGTTTAAGGCAGTTTCACTAACAAAGATATTGACAAAGTTAGAAAAATGCCCATATAAAATTGGTATGACAGGTACTTTAGACGGTAGTAAAACTCATAAACTTGTACTAGAAGGACTATTTGGTGCCGTAAATAAGGTAGTATCTACAACAGAATTACAAGAAAAGAAACAACTAGCAGATTTAAAGATATATTCTTTAATATTAAAACATGGTGCGATAGAGTGCAAACATGCACATGGTTTTAGTTATCAAGAAGAAATGGATTACATAGTACAATCGGATAAAAGAAATAAGTTTATAAGAAATTTGGCGGCTGGTTTACAAGGTAATACATTATGTTTATTTCAATATGTAGAAAAACATGGTAAAGATTTATACGAAATGATAAAAGAAAAAGCAAATGATAAAAATGTATTTTATGTACATGGAGGAGTTGACGCAGATGAACGAGAAAAGATACGAGAAATTACAGAAAATTCTGACGGCGCCATTATCGTGGCTTCGTACGGAACCTTCTCAACTGGAATTAATATTAGGAACTTGCATAATATTATTTTCGCTAGCCCTAGCAAGTCTAGGATAAGAAACTTACAATCAATTGGTCGTGGTTTAAGATTAAAAGATAATAATAGCCATGCGACATTATACGATATCGCTGACGATTTAACCTATAACGAAAAAGAAAACTATACTCTAGCACATTTTAGAGAAAGGATAAATATATACAGCGAAGAAGATTTTGATTATGAGATACACAACATAGAGTTAAACAATGCAGAAACCACAAGTTAAAATAATCAAGTTAATTAATGGTGACGATATTGTTGCCGTCTTACCTACTGGTGACAAGCAGTTGCCAGACAATGGTCCTTTAATTAGATTAGATAAACCTTTACAGATAAAGTATGTACCTCAAGTTACACCGGTAGGATTTAGGGATTACATTGCATTGATTCGTTGGACAAACTATACTAGTGATAAAATAGTTACAATACCAAAAGACAAAATTATGACGATAACAAACGCCTCTTTAGAGATGTCTGGTAGTTATTCAGAGATAACAAAAAACTACGATAATCTTGATAAACCGAAGAGAGATGAAACATATCACAGGAAACAATTTTCTCCTGAAGAAAATAAAAAACTCAATGAAATATTTAGAGAACTAGATGATGAGGAAGAGGAACCAACTTTACACTAAAAGGTATCTGGTGAAAACGGACACCGTTATTATACACAGATAAAAATCATTGTCAACCGTGGATTGAGCATTGACAATTTGAACAAAATAATATATAGTGAGGATATTATGGCACAAACAAAAAAGAAATCGGAACACTATGTTAACAACAAAGAATTTTTGGCCGCAATGGTCGAATATAAGAAGTCTGTTAACAAAGCAAAACGAACAAAGATAAACAAACCATTAGTACCCGATTATATCGGAGAATGTTTTTTAAAAATAGCAAATCACCTATCGTACAGACCTAATTTTATTAATTATACTTTTAGAGATGATATGATTAGTGATGGTATAGAGAACTGTTTACAATATTTAGATAATTTTAATCCAGAAAAATCAAATAATCCTTTTGCAT